ACAGTTAATGGTTCAACTCCAATAGTAGGTGACTTAGTTTGGTCTGGTCTTGCATTTATAGAAAGTTTAGATGTTACTGCTGATATGGAATCTCCAGCAACATATTCAGTTTCTTTTACAGGAACAGGAGCATTGACTCAGGCTACTAACGCATAATAACACCAAAAACACCAAAATATGAGAGGACATTACGAACTATCCCTTAGCGATGGGACTAAGATACCTATGAGGTTTTGTACATGGTCTTTAAAAAGATTCTGTCAACTACAGGGAATTGGTCCTGCTGAAATAGGGGAAGCCTTAAGTGGTACAACATCACTTGAAGCTATAAGTAACTTATTTAGAGCTGCGGCTGAATACCCTTTATATAAAGAAGGTATTACTCCAAAGTTTACCGATATTGATACCTGTGATTGGATTGATGACATGGGTGGAATAGGAGGTAAAAAGTTCCAAGACGTAATGACTGCATTAACAGAAAGCCTTAGTAGTGGCTTAGAGGAAACAACAAATAAGAAAGCTACTAAAGGTGCAGTAAAAAAAAATTAGAGTGGATTGATATTGAAAGATATACAATGGGGGAGTGCCAAGTGCTTCCCCATTTGTTTTGGGATATGACGATGGCTGAGTTAGATTTTATTTGGTATGGATACCGTCATAAAGAAGAACAAGAATGGTTAAAGGTAAGATGGCAGACTGCGCTTTTAATTAATATACAACTACCTAAGGGTAAGAAAGTAAAGCCTGAAGAGCTTTTGTCGCTTGACTGCGATAATCGTAACTTTGTGAAGCAAAGAGTGATGACCAACGAAGAGTTGAGTGAAGTGCTTAAAAAATACGAAAACGTAAAACCAATAAAGCAAAATGGCTGATCAGAATATAAAAGTCAATATTAACCTAGACCTAACCGAGTTTAATAAGAATGCTAAAGCAATGTCTGATGCATTAAGCAAGGTATTAGGCAAAGATGTAAAAATATTTGCCGATGAAATGACAAAGGCAGAAGGTGCAATTAATGGAGCTGAAAAGGCATTAAAAGGTGCAGGTTCTGCAGCAGGGAAAGCGGGTGGAGAAATTAAACAAGGCAATAAACAATGGACAAATTTTGCTTTAATTTTACAAGATTTGCCATACGGATTTAGAGGTATTCAAAATAACCTACCTGCTGTTATAGGTGGATTTGCTGGAATGACTGGTCCTATATATTTAGCAACTTCTGCTATTATTGCTCTTTTTACAGCATACGATGCAGGTTTCTTTAAAACAAAGAATGGTTTAACAATATTACAAGATGCAAATAAAGAATATGCTGAATCTTTAAAATCATCAATGGGATCTGCTGGAGAAGAAATAACTAAAATGCAAACTTTAGTTAAAATAGCTGGTGATTCAGGTAATTCTATGGATAAAAGATTAGAAGCTGTTAAACAATTACAATCAGAATATCCATCATACTTTGGTAATTTAGATAAAGAAGCTATTTTAAATGGTAATGTTAAAAATGCTGTAGATGGGGTAAAAACTGCTATTATTGAAAGAGCAAAAGCTACTGCTATTGCTGGTAAAATAAATAAATTATCTGCAGAAAAGTTTGTTAAAGAAGAAGAATTATATCAATTAGCACTTCAAAAAACGTTTAAAATACAAAAAGCTATACAGTATGTTAACCAAATGAAAGCATTAGGTTATACTGAATCAGCAAAGCATTTAAAAGGTTTAATTGATACACAAATTAAAGGAATTAGAGAAGAGGAAAATGTGATTAAAGGAACTGTAAGTATAATTGATAAAGAGCTTACAAGATTAGGTGGAATGTATGAAGAGGCATCTACTAATTCTATATCTTTAGAAACTGATACACCTAGTCCTGATCCAAAGCCAAAAGTAAGTACAAAAGCATTAGATGCTTTGAAATCACAAGCTAAACTATATGAAGATGATTTATTTACTAGAAGATATTATAATTTACTTATTTTAGATGAAGAGCAAAGAGTTGCTGAAAAACAAGCTGAGATAGATAAACTTTCTAGCGATGATAAAAAGGATATAGCGGAAGATTTTAAAAATAGGAGATTATTAATTGAAAAGCAAACTCAAGATAGCATAAGTCAAATTAGAGCTAAAGGAGTAGAAAATCAAGCTAAATTTGAAGAAGATGAGTTTAAAAAAATAAAAGAAGCATACGATAAGCAACTAGATGTTTTTGATCAGTTTTATAAGAATAAGCAAAATTTAGGCACAGGAGATAGATTACTACAAAAGTCTATTTACGAACAAGAAGCATCTGACTTGCAATATATGCTTGATAATAACTTAATTAGTTATCAAGATTATATAAAAAGATTAGGAGAAACATTTAAAGGGTGGTCAAATAATAATAAAGCTATAACCACAGAAGCTGCTAATTCTATTATACAAATAGGAAATGGTATAATGTCTGCATTAGGACCTTCTATGGATATGTTATTAGATAAGAGTGCTAATATAGGAGAAGTATTACAAAAAATGTTTACAGACCTTTTAAAACAATTAGTTAAAGTTGCAGTAACTGCTGCTATAACTGCATTATTAATAAGTATTATATTCCCAGAAACATTAGCTAAGGCTGGTATTACTGGAGGAAGTTTATTTAGTGGTTTATTTACACAAGGAATGGGATTAGGTTCTATGGCATTCCCTCCTAAGAAAATGGCGAATGGTGGTATAGTATCAGGACCTACAATGGGTCTTATGGGTGAGTATCCAGGTGCTAGTCATAATCCAGAGGTTGTAGCTCCATTAGATAAATTAAAGACATTAATAGGAGGAGGTTCAGGAGGTCAATTTGTACTTAGAGGACAAGACTTATTATTATCTGTAAATAGAGCACAAAAGGCATCAAATCTTAAAGGACAAAACATTAGTTTAGCATAATGGCGTACGTTTTAAAATATACTATAACACAAAAATTAAAAGATGATTTAGTTCAAGTTGTAAAAATTTATGAACTAGACCCTGCAAATAGTAGTATTTATACATACGAAGCTACTTCTATACAGATACAACCTAACTCAAATGAAGAAGATCCTATTGGTGGTATAATATCATCTCAGTTAAATGTATCGTTTTTAATATCTGACGAAAGTGATTATTTTAATTTTCCTGATTTACTAAATTTTAATGACAGTAAATATTATGTTGAGTTAGTAATTAATAGTAATATTAAATGGAAAGGTTTTCTATTTAATGACTATGTTAATGTAGAATTTACAACTGGTAATCAGGAAGTAAATATTGTATGTATAGATGGATTATCATTTTTAAGATACAACATTTATGATTCTAATATTAGCATAAATGATACTACTACTTTATTAAATATTATTGGAACTTCTTTAAATAAATTATCATATCCTGTTCAAACATTTATATATGCTTGTTGTTCATATTACGCAGCAGGTATGTTTGACAGAGATGATGCAGCAGGTGATGAACCATTTAAACAAACCTATCAATACAGAAGAGATTTTGTAGATTTAGATTATTATACAATTTTGGATAATATTATTAAATCTTTTGGATGTAGGTTATTTCAAGCTAATGGCGATTGGTATATTTTACCAATGAACCAAATGGCGACTACTATATATTATACAAGATATGTAGTTGAAGATGTACCATCAAATTCAGGTAATGGGATATTAAATAATATAGTAAACATTGTACCTTATAATCAAAATAATGTTCATTTTATAAATAATAGTCAAATTAAGATAGTTAAAAAAGGATATCCCAATATAACTACAAGTATCCCTTATGAATATGCAGATAATTATATACATAATGGATCATTAAAACAATTAGACAATGTTGGTTTCCCAACAGGATGGGATAAGAATGTAACAGGAACAGGGACTGTAATATTAGAAACAAGTTCAAATGAACAATTTAATACATTTAGAATATTTTCAAGTACAAGTGGGACAGCATCAGTAACTATGGGTGAATTTCCATCTGATTTTGCTTATTTACCACAGATGTATGGACCAGAGGCTACTTTATCTTTTGACTTTTATGGCTCAATGAGAGTTTATATAGAAATATTAGTTCTTATTGGTGCTGGATATGTTGCGTATTATTTAAAAAGTGATGGAACATGGACAACAGTTAGCTCTTATATAGACGTTGCTGCTAGTAGTTATAATAATTATGAAAATAAATCAATAAAGCTTCCATTAGGAGCACAAACCACTTCTTCAGGTGATGTTATAATGCAAGGATTTGTAAATTGTTCTTTTTTAGTAATTAATTCAGGAGGTAATTCTAAAATAGCATATATTAGAAACTTTAAATTAACTCAATCTGAAGGCGACATTACAGAACTTAATATAAATAGATCAGTAAACAATAATCAAATAACCAAAAGTATAGAGCTTTTATATGGACTAATATACCCAAATTTGTTTGTTTATCGGGTATTAAACTATAAAGGTCAATATGTAAATGTTAGCGGAACTACATTAACAGGATGGTATAGGTACGGAAAAGCTGCTGAATCATTTGATAATTTACCACAGTTGACTATGAGGCAATATTCAAACTTATTAAATAAAAATATTGCTACATTAGAAGGTGATTTAGGAGCTTATAATTCGTCTGTAGGAATGGTTTACTTAGATAAAACTTATACTATTCAAGATGCATCTACAAATGCTTTATCTTATAATCTTAAAAAGTTTCTTATTAACAGACTTACAACAAATCCATATAATAACGAAGTAAATAGCGTTCAATTAATAGAAGTAATTAATCAAGATAATACATCAACAGAAACAATAGAATATGTAGGTGAAATACCTGTAACAAAACCTAAAAGATATTTTTAATATGGCATCAGTAATAAACGGAACAAATATAGTATTATATAAATACGAATCAAATAGACAATACTATTTTAATGGTTCTATAAATCAAGGAGTAACTGTCAATGGCTTTGCTTGTAAAGAATTAAGTACAACAGGTATAGTTGGTACTTCTACTGACTTTAATAAAACAGGAGCAGGAGTAATAGCTTCTTTTATAACAGATGCTAGTGATCCAAACATTACTGAGATTACTGCTGGTACATGGACTATAGCAGCCTATTATTCTATAGCTACTGCCTTTGCAGGTGCTAAAGTACAATATAAGCTATACAAATATGCTGGTTCAACGGCTACT